AATGCTGAGTGATTTGAAAACAATCGGGAAGCTGGTCGAAGACATTCTTCGTTCGGATCCGCGTTCCCGCGACGACGATACGTATCTGCTCTTGAGAGTCTGGCAACGACAGGGATTCAAGATACCAGACGAGTTGCTACAAAGCATTGTAAACTATGCGACCAAGCCAGAAGCAGTTTCTCGTGTGCGCCGCAAGATTCAGGAGGATGGCCGCTACCAGGGAACGATGCGTCAGCAACGGCTTTTCGAAGAAGAGAATGTTCGAGAATGGGCGAGATAAACATGAATGTCACGCAAGAAGATCTGGTAAGAGAAATTAACAACGGGAACCGTATGGCCATTCGGTTTCATGTGGCTCGCATCATTGGCGAATATTTTTACAACAAGCTCATGGGGGATATGCGGTGTGTTGATTTTCAGGGCGAAATCAAAAGACAGGCAAATTTTTTGATTGAACGCTACGACAAGGGAGAATCAGTCTCCGACTTGATTCGTGAATTTGAAAGGAAACAAACGTGTTTAAGCTAAATGTTCCGCTTCAAACGCTTTTTCCAAGCGTGAGTTATATGCCATGCTTCGAGTGTGGAAAGGAAACTCTCTACCTGGTCGTCGTCCAAGCCATTGAGGACGGATACGTCATCCACCTGGCGTGTAGTGGATGCCAGCGAACATCAGAAATCCACATGCGAAACGAAGATATGCGCCAGGTGCAAAATCCCCATGTTGCCGTGGGAGAGACGGAAAGTCTGGATCTGTCCAAAATGTCGTTAGCGTGCGACAAGTGCGGACACCTGATGGAGAAACATGAATCTGTTTACACTTGCGGATCCTGCGGGAACACTCGGCTTGAATCTGATTTTTTGTAAAAAGACGGAAATCCAAGAAGTGATTATCGTGGACACCCTCGCTTTCGGTCGGGTGTTGATCATGGGAGGAGAAATGCAATCAGCTCAGAAAGACGAAGCCATCTATCACAACGCGCTTGTGAAACCCCTCACGGAGAAGAAATACAAGTCCGTGTTGATCCTGGGAGGCGGAAGCCTCGCGTGCGCCAGAGATGTCCTTAAGACCAAAACAGAACGCGTGACAATGGTGGACATCGACCGAGAGATCGTGAAGATCGCTCATACGCATTTGAAAGAATGGCACCAAGGCGCCATGAACGACGGACGGCTGACCATCGTCACAGACGACGCGTTTACGTTTATCCGCAAGACCCCAGGGAAATACGACGCCATTATCTCGGATCTCCCCGTTGAACTCGCTGAACCATCCCAGTTTTTTGCCGATTGTTATTTCAAACTCAACCGCGGCGGTGTCTTCTGCTCTCATGCCTCAGAAGAAAAAGCCGATTGGATGTTTCATGAAATCGAATACCACTTTGATCACGTCGAAGAACACGTGGTCTATATCCCCTCGTTTCAAGGCGAGTGGACATTCTTTCAAGCAAGGAGATCAAAATGAGCGAAGTAGAAACACAAAAAGGCCAATCACTCTTGGTAAAGGCCACCAACCTGTCGAGCGTGATGCTCGCGGTGCTGTTCTATATCCTGTCCTTGGCGTATGTGTCAACGACTATCGTTGTGTTCCAGCGATTGAGCAATATCGACGTCACGTTTAACCAAGTGAGCCAGGTCATCAACGCCCAGGCCCAACGGATCCAGGAACTGGAGAGGCAAAAATGAAAAAAACAAAACACGACGCGCTGGAGGAATACGTCACCGTCTCCGAAGCCGCGGCGATGATGGGCATCACGCCGCAAGCCATCAGGCGAGCGCTCAAAGAGCGTCGGATCCAAGGGAAAAAAGTCGGGAAGATGTGGCTCATCAAACGAGACCAGTTTGTTCAGGTGAATCGAAACGGTCATGAGCCAGCCTAAAGTCCGTTGGCTCAAAGACCGCGTTGTTGTGAAACCGATTCCGCTCCAATCCCGCGGCGGAATCGCTATCCCGCAAACAGCCCAAACCCCCGAAGTGGGAATTGTGAAAGACCTGTCGTCCAAGGTGAAAGATCTTCGCCTTGGCGACAGAGTTCTTTATCCGCGATTCATCGGAGAAAAAATTCCCATCCAAGAAGACGACCAACTTCCAGGCATCTTGACTGAGTATCTTGTTTTTTCGGTCTACCAAATCATCGCGGTTTTTAACGAAAATTAAATTTCGTTTGCAAAACGCAAAAAAATCAGGATATACTAATTGGCGAGTTGAATCCTAGCTAGGAGGTTCACACAATGCCAATAGATCCAAACAAAATGTCAGGGGTTTCTCGGTTGCAACGCAACAAGAAATCCGCAATGGCTCCTTCCTCACCAGCGTTCTGTTCTGGCGCTCGTCGTTCCACCCAATCAAGCTCGATCTCTCGCACGGATAAGGGTTTTGGTGGAGGCGGAGGATCCGTTAAATCACTCTCTGGCCCGAAACCAGGGAAAAAGAGCAAATAAATGCCGCGTGGGATGAAATACGGCGGCGCGTCCAAAGCCATGAGAAGTGCGATCAGGGCCGCGGGCGGAGTCAGTAATCTCACCTCGAAAGAACTTCAGGCCATTCAAAGCAAATCCAGAGGCGCGGCTATGACTGGCGCTGTCGCTGGAGCCGCCGCTGGAAAAGCGATTGGAAGGCGGATGGCGCGGATGTCTGGAGAACGAGGACAGCTGACCGACCGAGACATGGGCCGAATGAAACGACCCAGCAATCGCGTCAAACGGATGAAACGCAAATCACTCATGGGGAAATAATCCCATGCGTGACATCGAGGAGTTAAAGAAAAAACTTCGCAAGGAGTACGGATTCTTCGAGTGTCCCAAAAAAGAAGACCGTATTCTTTTGACAGAAGAAGAATGGGCCGCAATCGACTGGACGGAGGAAGAGAAAGAACGAAACATCTGTCTCCCCCACAAGATGTGGAACATGCGCCATGACGACCATCTCTGGCCGTGGTGTCACAATTGGCGCGGCGACGATGCCTATGGCTGGCGAGCGGGAGAAGGCCACAAAAAGTATTTTCCCAGGATTCCTCAGCTTGTCGAAGGACGCGGGATTGCCCGTTGGATGACCACAAACGACAAGTCTATCCTTGAGATTCCCGCCTTTGCCGATTACCAAAAGACATGGACGCCAGATAATCTCCCCGATGAGATCCACGGAATAGAACGGCAAGGAGGCCCCAATTTTGGGAAAGAAATCATCCTACCGAAAGCCGAATTTTTAAAAGTTTACGCCCCCTCGTCCCTTCAGAAGTTTTCCAATAAGTCATGGCTCAAACGATTCCCTTACCACGTCTCCTACCACCGAATGATCAAAAAGCGAGAAATTTTGCACACCGACTCTCCGCCCGATATTGTCTATTTCTGGCGTTATGGTTGGCGCTGGGATTCGTATGACGAATACATGGTGGAGTCTGCAACTTATGTTGGGCTGAGGTGGAATTGAAAAAGAGAAAGACGTTTGATAAATATTTGCACCAGCTCCGCGATCGATACTATTTGATCTACGCGGCTTTTTGTTTGCATTCGGGATCCAAGATGAGCTTTAAAGAGTTCCTGATTCTCTTCGATAAACTTGTGCAAAGGGAACGGAAATGACTTGGATTACAGAAATTTCGAAAAAGCCATCCAGCTCCTGTGGGACTATCTCAGGCTAAAGGAGAACCGCCATGCCACTTACCGCAAAAGGAAAAAAAATCTTAAAAAACATGCGAAAGCAGTACGGCGTAAAAAAAGCCAAGCAGATCTTTTACGCGTCCGAAAACAAAGGAACCATTAAGGGGGTTCACAAAAAGAAAAAATGAAGTTGCCTGTGCGGAAAGAAGAATTTAAGACCCTCCTTCCAAGAGAATCAAAAGTCGTTTTTTCTCCTGACCAGATTCTTGAGAAGCGGGCGACGGGAGAGATCACCTCAAGCGAAGGACTCGACATGCTCCAGAAGTATGTGCGAGCCACTTTCCCGCAAGAACGAATTGTCAAAATGCTTGATGAGATGTGCAAGGCGGAAGATATTCGATCAAGTCAGTTCGGGCCGTATAAAACACCAAACTGGATAGCCCGCGACAAAGGGCTGGAAAGAGTTTTCAGATTACTCTCTCTTGGCGAAACGACAAACGGGGCAAAGCAAGCGCCAACAAAAATGGTTTTCAATATCATCTCCAACTCGCCCGTCAATGTCGAGCAGAAAGAGGAGAAGCGGGGATGATGTGAAATCTTTTACCCTTGTTCCTGATCAATGTTTTGAGTGCAAGGGTAAGATTTTCGTACATGGCGTTTGTCAGAAATGCGGACGAAGTTACAGGCATGAAGACGATAGACACAAGAACACAAAATACAACGTGTTCAAATTGTCAAAAGAGGAAAGGCGAAACCTAAATAATTTTAATGGAACCGATAACCAAAGTCGATAATGAAGTCAAAATCAACATCTTCCAAAAACAGGCGGAGTTCATCGGATCAACATGCGACGACGTTCTTTACGGTGGAGCCGCGGGTGGCGGCAAGTCTCATGCACTACTTCTCTACGCCGCCAGACGGCGGATGGAATTCCCAGGAACCGTCGGTATCATATTTCGTCGCACCTTCCCAGAACTTGAAAAATCTATCATCCGATCCAGCTTCGATCTCTACATTCCCTTGGGAGCGCGTTACAACCAGTCTAAAAGAATTTGGACGTTTCCTAATGGCTCTATCCAGGAGTTCGGATACTGCGAAAGGGATGGCGATGTGTATAAGTATCAATCTGCGGAATACGAGGATATGTGTTTTGACGAACTTACACACTTCACCGAATTCCAATTTTCATATCTTACCAGCCGATGCCGTACAGCCAAGACAGGCGTTAAAACCCAAATCCGTTGCGCTACTAACCCAGGGAACATCGGCCATCAGTGGGTCTATGATCGCTACATAAAGCCGTATTACATCCATCGTCTCTGGAAAGATGAGCTGACCGAAAAGACGATGACGTTTATTCCAGCCAAGATTGAAGACAACCCCGCTTTGAACGAAGCCGATCCGCTCTACATCAAACGGCTTAAAGAACTTCCAGAAAAAAAATACCTCGCACTCGCCGAGGGGCGTTGGGATGTCTTCGAGGGCGCATATTTTCCAGAATGGAATCCCCCGTTAGCGATTCTTAATGCTCCTCGGCGCCCGCCTGATGATCATTTGAAATTCATTTCGCTCGATTGGGGGTACGCTGATCCCGCCGCGGTGTATTGGTTCGAAGTCACTCCTTACGGGCGCGTGTACATGTATCGAGAGCTTTATATGGCGAAGCTGTCACCTAGGAATCTTGCCAAAACCATCCTCGAAATGTCTCCTAAAGAAGAAGTGTATGACAGGATGATGGCTTCGCCTGAAATTTGGGGAAAAAAGACGGAGCTGGAAGCGGGCGGCCAGCCGATCCAAGAAGCCATGCAGGAAGTTTTTGGCGACCGAATCATGATGCACAAAGCCAACAACGCTCGCGTGCCTGGTTGGATGAAAATGCGCGAGTACATGGGACTTGCGCCAGATGGAAGACCGTGGCTTATGGTCTCTCCAGACTGCGTAAACTTTATTCGAACCATTCCTGGATGTATTCATTCCGATAAGAATCCAGAGGACATGGATCAGCGATGCGAAGACCACGCCGCGGAGTCAGCGCGCTATGGTTTGGTGTCGCTTGGAGAGCTTCCCAGAAATTTAATTTCGCCTTATGAATCAAATTACGATAAGATCTTTGGCCGCAGAACGGCGATTCGCCAACCGATGTCGTATCTGCCGTTGCCAGGACGAGGAGGTTACTAATGTCAAGAGCAGGACGAGCCGTATCTGTTGACCTTGGAAGTCCGCTTGATGTCCCTGAACCGAAATCATGGGCTACCATCAACGGACGAAAACATGGAATTTCAACAAAGATCGAACCAGGACAGGAAATAAAAGCCAGCGTCCGAATGATTGTCGATAACGTCAATAAAGACGAGGACAATTTCACGATTCATGTTGAGATTACAGACTTAATCGAACAACCCAAACCCCAACCAGAGGGGAATTCCGATGGCCCTATTCGAACCTGACGAGTTCCGCTTATATGGGGATCACTTCATTTGCAACATTGCACTTGGGGAAAACCTTCCAGGCGGACTCGTCGCGGTTGAACGAGATCCGAGGAAGCTCAGAAAAAAACCCGATGCGTATGTGGCGCGAGTTGAACGATGTGCCGATGGATGCAAGATCGTTAAGCCAGGGCATAAGATCGTCATTGAGCGGTTTGAATGGTTGCAATATGATCTCGACGATGAACGGATCATTGCTCGTGAGACCGATGTTCTGATATTGGGATCCGATGAACCCGCCCCAGGCGTGTTCGTTATCAAGCAACCGAATCGAGCGGAAGAGTATAAGAAGCGGAATAATTTATACATCCCAGATTCGATGCACATAGAGACAGTCGAAAAAGAGATATATCACGGAAAAGTGTTGTTTTCCAACGAAGTAAATCTTAATGGGGAGGAAATTAAGCCAGGACAATTGGTCTGGGTTCGAAAGTCTGAACGTAACCAATTTCGGCTTGGAAAGGATCTGATTGTTGTCAGAGGAACACCAGAAGAAGTGCTGATGATCGGTGAGACATCTGACGAAAAACAAAAAATTCCATTACAAGTGGCTTGACAAAACAAAAATTATGGCAGAAACTATAAATCGTGTCGAAAGCGAAAACAAGACGAACAATGAAACCGTTGCGGATGCAAAAGAGAAAACAACGTCCTCACCGAGCGAAAAGCATGATGCCGCAACGTCTGATGATAAGATCGCCAAGATAGCGCTGTCAGAAGATGAGAGGTTCTTTTTAATTCAGTTTCCAGAAAATATTGGCATCCTTAAGGCCAGCGGGTGGATAACAGAGGTTGTCTTGCCCTATCTGAGAAACCACTACAACAAGAAGGCGGTTGAACAAATGAAGAAGAGCGGTCTTATCAAACCCAACGCAACGCCGCCAGGTTTCCGTGGGTTTAACCCTCTGAAGTGGAGGAAATAAATGATCTCTGGTATCAGTCCAGACATTGAAATAGAAGCAAAAACAGAGTTTGCAAAAGCGAAAGGCGTCCCAGCTCCCCTCAAAGATTCCCAAATTCAAATCCGTGAGTCCGAAAATCGATTCAAGCGAAGAGAAATATCGCTTGATGAAACCGTTCGCGCTGATTTAGAGAACCAATTAAGCCGAATCGTGCGCGGCTGGAGAGAAGATCGATCAAGTCTTTTAACCAAGTTGCGAGAATGGAACGATTTGTACGAAGGTGTTGTTACAGAAACTGATTTCCCCTGGCCTGGTGCCTCCCACGTCCACATTCCTGTCCCAAAAATCAAAGTCCGAGAGATAAAATCCGCCATTGACCGCTCCACCATGCGTCCCGTCCCGTTTTTGCACGCCACTTACGCTGGCCCAGACGAACTTTATACGGAAACATTTGATTTTGTAAACGATATCGAAGATTTTGTTGAAGATAAGATGAAAAATGCCACGAATGTCCACCAGACACTCATGGAATCCATCATTCCCATCATGCGAGACGGTACATGCCCCATTCAGATCACATGGGACACCGAATGGGAAAGAACATTTGATTTCAAGTTGTATAAAACAGTCGAAGAATTCCAGTCAGATTTTCCAACCGCCACCGATGCGGGCCTTTCAGAGAAAGGATACAAGCGTGTCCTCGATGACCTCACCCTTGGAACCCAAGTTGAAATCCAATACGAATACGATGTTGCCAATTACGACGGCCCCCGCGCCTACATTGTCCCTCTCATAGATTTTGTTCACTGGCCTGTTTACGTTTCGACCCTCGAAGACACGGTGGTTCATGGAAAACGAGTTTGGATGACCGAAAGCCGACTTCAATCTTTCAAAATGATGAATAAGTTTACGGATACGAAGCTGGTTGATTCGGTGATTGCTCAAAGCGGAGATGAGCATGAAGACATGGACTTGGCGTATTCTCGTGATAACATAGAGGGGATTTCACGACAAAAAAATAAACAGGACAGCAAAGAATTTGAATTTTTTGAACTTATTTGGAAAGGCGCACTTACGGAAGAAGACAAAGCCAGAGGAATCAAGAGAAAGTATCTTATCTGGTTTCGAGAACGTAATGAAAATAGGATATTTCGCATCGAACCCTATCCCATTCGGAAAGGGCGATCTACGTATTTCATTCTTCGATTCGTCAAGCGGGACAATCGTTTGCTTGGCATGTCTTTCATGGACGATATTGCTGATATGTCAATGGAAATCGACATCATTCACAGGCAACGAATTAACTCGCGCACTATCACTCACGTTCCGTCGTTTAAGGCGAAGGATACTGCGCAAGGCCGATTCAATCCAGCACGTGCAGATTTGCGATTTCGTCCAGGCGTGGTATTTTGGCTCGCCTCAACAGACGACGTTGAACAATTCGACATCCGACCAGTAGATTTGTCGGGATCCATTGATGATGAACTCATTTTGGTTGATTTTATCAATCAGGTTTTGGGAGCAATCGGTCAATCAGGTCAGGCGAATCCAATCGATCCACGGGCGCCAGCGCGGAAAGAACAGCAACAGCTCAGACAATCAACGAACCGCATAGATGACTACGTAGCCGAATTGCTCCCTACTTTCGCGGAAATTGGACAGCATTTCTTGGATCTGTATTATCAATTCGGCCCAAATCGTGTGAAGTTCTACGCTGAAAGCAAAGACGGAAAGTTTATTTCTAAAGCAATTGAACGCACAAAATTGTTTAATCCGAATGTTATGTTCCGCGTGAACGGAACATCCGTGTTCATGAATCCAGAGCTTGAGTTCTCAAGAGATTTTGAGATTTATCAAATCCTTCAGACCAATCCTCTAACGGGTCAGAACCCGCGGATCCAAAGAGACTCCCTTGGGCGGCTCTTGAGATCCAGCCGCGTTCAGGACATGAAGAATCTTCTCCCGACCGATGAAGAGATCGGCCTTCCCCCTGGTGGTAAAATACCGACAGAAGAAGAGCGCAAGTTCGCCGCGAAAGAAAAGATGCAGGAGCGAAAAGAATCGCAACGGATGGCCGAGCAAGAATTTAAGCATCAAAGCGATATTGAAAAAACGCTTGTTGAAACGGAGGCCGAGCGTTCGCTGGCGGCGGCGGCCCCGACAGTCAGTCCACCAGCAGGAATACCAAAAACTCCATAAAAGGGGATAACAAATGGGACACAAACAACTCGACGAAGAGTCGAAAAAAAGGGCGCAAGAGTCCATTCAGTTCTTTGAAGGAATGATTGCTCGTATTCAGTTGCTGAAGTCAGGCGGGCGCGATGCCATTAAAGCTGGCATGGACGCGATAAGAGAGCTTGAGTTTGACGCTGGGTACAAAAAAGATCATCATTTAAAACAAGGGAAACAAGATAGTTTTGTTTTGGCGCACGGCTTTATGAAGATGCAGGAAGCCTATCAAAACATCATTACCTTGTTTGAGGCCCCTGACAATATGTCGAACCTTTACAGGGAAGAAATCAAAAAAGTCAAAGGATGGCTTGGAAAATTTGAACCACCCGAACACAAAGATTAACGGCAAGACGGCAAAATTCTGCGATGGTTGCGGAAAGCCTTTGTTTAAATTCTGGGGGATGAAGATCGAAGGATCCATCCTCACAATCAGAATTGATGTGGGTTGCAAGAGAGAGTCTTGCATCCATGCTGGTACGTCAAACAAAACTGTCGATCTTAAATTGGATTTGAAGTCAGTTGCAAAGTTAGAAGAACAAGTCGCATAAGTTAAAGCGCAACAGAGCGTAAAACTACAAAAGGGCAAATGAAAGCTCGTAGGGATACGATGTGTGTATCTTTACGGGTTTTTTTACGTCCAAGGAGGATGAGATGGAATTACCAGTGAAAAACGAAGATCCGAAACAGCCGCCAGAAGGGGCGCCGCCAACGCCGCCTCCGCCAGCGCCTGAGTCAACGGAAGAGAAATTACGGAAATTGGAGCTTGAGAACGCGGAACTCCGCGGAAAGGCTTCTGTTTTGGAGAAACCAAAAGAAGAGCCGAAGCCGAGCTTTGTCGAATCGAAGTCTCCTCGTGAAGTTCAGTGGGAGCAAACGAAGACAACCGTAACTGGGCATATCTCCAGCATGAGCGATGAAGATTTTGAGGCCGCATATAAGATGTCGAAGGATCAGGCGCGCGCTCAGGTCGCTCAGGGAGATCAACAGCTTTATACAGAGAAGATGAACGAGCGGACGGCCCGCATGGAAGCGGAAAACCGTCTTTATCGAAAATTCCCTGATTACTCAGATTTTGAAGATGAAATCAGGGAAGCGGTTAATGACGCGGCCCCAGAGATCAGGCAGGATCCGACCAGGCTGATGAAGTATCTTGAACGGCATTACAAAGCCGCGAAAGCAGGACGACCAGCACCGAAGCCAAAGGAGGATCCAATGAACCGACGCGTTATTGATGGCGGGTTTGAAAAGCCGAATCCAGCGCCAGACCTAAATAGGCCGCCCGCGCCAAGAACAGAAGAAATGAAAGAAGACCATCGCGCTATTTGTCAAAACTTTGGAATTGAAACCGAAGAAGAAAGAAAGCAGTTCATGGGCAATGAAATACCAATGAACATGGGAGGCGGAATTGTCTTTCGAAACTCGAAGAAGGGGTTTGAGAAGATTAAACCCTAGTTTTGGGCGACCCGAATATCCTTCGCCCACAGCTGGAGATGGAAATTATATTCAGTCCTCCCGTATCAATGACGGGACGGATCCTGGAGAATTCTTCTATCGGTGTAAACAATGCGGATTTCCCCTACTGGCGGAAAGAGTACAATCCCCAGGGGGAACACCAGACGGAAATGGCGGCATTCGTGTCGTCGTCACCGCTGGAGTCGGTGATCCTCAAAATGAGCCAGGTTACTGCCATTTTTGCGGCACCGCGAATAGTAAATCACAAGGAGGAATAACGCGATGAAAGTGGCAAGCGGACGCGATCCCGTTCTCGTCTCGATGCCGATCACTGGCGGCGGTTCAAACATTGCAGATGACGCACTTATCTGCCCAGGTTTGACAACCAATGCTGGACGCGTCACCGTCGCTCCTGCGGACGGTGCCGATGCGATTGGAATCTTGCGAGGACAACATCTAACTGCTCTCGATTCCCTTGCTAACGGAACTGTTTGGACATTCGCTGATGTTGAATTGTCCGATCAGTATCTGTTGGTTATGGCGGAATACGATCAGACTACGTTGATTGATGTTGCTTCAACTTCCACCGTTACTGTTACGATCACGAACCTTGAAGATTCGCTTCTCGGCGGATGGCTTTATGCTGTCGCTGGGACTGGCGCTGGGAAACTGGCGTTCTTGACGGCGACTGCTTCTGGTTCTGCTGACTCGAAAACAGCAACTGGTTGGGACAACACGACTGATGTCATAAAGATTCTCCCCATTGGGAAGGATCTTGCCTATATGAACTCAGCCGCAACAAAACTCGGCTCACAAGCCGCAGTTGGTACCTGGACAGTGTTTGTTCTCGAAAATTATTTTGAGGATGATAACCACGGTCTCCAATTGTTAGATCCGACAAAGCATGACAATCTTACTCTGTCGAATCCGAAGTTCTACTCTAAATTGCTCGTGCGGAACACCGCTGGGCATACCATCGACTAAAGAAGGAGGATAAAACTATGGCTGTCGTTACCGAATCACAGTTCACTGAAGCAATAGAGCCAGGTTTGAAGAAAGTCTTCACAAACTCCTTCAATGAAGAAGCCGAAATGTCATTAGTCGGTGCCATGTACAACATGGTTAATTCAGAGAAGAGCAACGAAGACTACCTGGAAATTGAAGATATCGGGAATATGCCCGAATTCACAGGAGAACTCACCTACACCGAGTTCAAAGAAGGAAACAAAAAGACCGTCACCCCGACGGAATTCGCCTTGGGCCTCAAAATCCAACGCAAATTCTTCGACGACGATCTTTATGGAATCATTGAGCAAATTGTTCGCCAAATGGGAACCGTTGCTCGTTATCGGATGGAGCAAGACGCCGCGGGGCCTTTTACCAACGCGTTCAACTCTTCCTATACCGTGTTTGACGGGCTGTCGCTTTGCAACAGCGCCCATACCTTCGTCAGCACCGCGTCAACGCAGTCGAACTCAGGTTCGTCCGCGTTCTCGTATGCCGCGTTGGATGCGACTCAAACGCTCATGAGGAAATTCAAGAACAGCCGAGATCGGTTCATCTTGACGATCAAACCCGACACTTTGTTCGGGCCTATTGATCTGGAGACCCAGTTCACTGAAGTAATTCAGTCTGAACTTAAGGCCGCCACCCAAGAGAATACGATCAACGTGTTCAACCGTCAGTTCAAGATCATGACTTCTCAGTTCTTGACCGACACGAACAACTGGTTCTTGATTGATTCTCGGCGCATGAAGGAATTCTTGCTGTGGCAACAGCGTATTCCTCTTGAGTTCAAAAACACAGGTGATTTCGACACCTATGTTCGTAAATGGGCCAGCTACATGCGGTATGCGAATACCCCGTTGCATTGGCCGTGGATCTACGGACATAACGTAACTTAATCACAGGAAAACGAATAAACCCAAGGGAGGCAAAAAAATGGGAATTCAACTACCACCACAAAATCAAGGTGCGACCAGGGGACGACCTCTTAGCCACGGCGAAGAGAAGTCCATTGATCGCCAACTTGAGGATCTGGAGAAGCAAATTGAGGAAACAGAAATAGTTCAGGGTCTATCTCACCAAGCTCATGATAAAGGCGCGGTGCAGAGACGGATCAGTGAATTAAGGCGTATCCGAGAAACCCGAAGCGTTAGGCGGGCTGTCGGTCGTGAACGTGAGGCGATTGAACGAGAAGTTCAAAGTCTTACGGCAACTCTTCAAGAAGGGATGCCATCATGGACTGAATATGTCGGCTTGAGGCGGCGAGACGGGATGAGATACATCAAACTGAAGAACTGGATCTTGCAAACAGAGCAAGACCAGAATCGGCAACGAATGATTCTTCGGTGGAAGTATCTCCGACGGCGCCTTGATCCTGACGACCCGCACGCGGCGGATATGATGAATCTGTTTCCTCAGATGTAACGTGTTTTTGACCATGAGGAGGACGTATGAAGAAATTATCATGCCTTCTCATGTTGCTGGGAGGGATTGCAAGTTTAGCGTTTGGCTACGGACGTAGTGGCGACCTCGCTGACCCGACATTTTTAAATGCGGGTGATACGGGGGTCGCTATTTCTATTGCCATAAGCTCCACGTCGGTTGTCCAGGTTTACAGCATCGATACAACGCCCGTTGTGGATCGTGAGATCATGATCCAGAACAACTCGGATAATTACGAAGTCATTTGTGGAACGCATTCCGCTATCTCGGCAACATCGGGAAGTCGTTTTTTTATTCCTGCTAAAAACTCCATGACAACGAATGGGACGTATAACATTTGGTGTGTTATGGAAGACGGCGGAGATGCTTCAGAGATCCTGGGTATCATCGAGTATGATTCCAAGGATTAAGGCGGCGATATTCGTTTTATTCATCGGATCGGCCATCGCTTACGGGTTCAGTCGATCTGGTGATCTAGCGCATCCATCTTTTCGCAATCAAGCGAATAAGGCGGATGCTTTTTCTGTTGAATTGGCTACCTTTGCGGCGACAAATGTTTATGAACCGTATAACACGGGTGTCGATTACGACCGAACAATAAGGATCCAGAACCCTGATCTGGATTTCGATATCATCTGTGGAACTCACCCATTCGTCTCTGCTACATCAGGCCCGCGCTTTTTTATCCCCGCTCAAACAACATTCGTTACGAATGGGTCTTATGACATCTGGTGTGTTGCACCAGAGGGATCTATCGGGAAAACAATCAACGCAATAGGAGTGGTCGAATATGAAACCAATGATTAGACTTTTGCTGGCTGGGCTATTGCTATTCGGCCCTAACTATTCTTTCGGCGCACGCATTGAAGGCGGCGGCGGAGGAGGAGGTGTGGCTGGTTCTGTCCGATGGAATGACATCATTTCACCAGATGGAGATCAGCTTCTTAACCACGGGACAAGAAATTCAACCTGGAACAATGTTATCAACTGGAATTATCAGGGATTTCAGAGCGTCGCGTTCGGAGATGGCGTTGCTGTCTCCATTGATGACGAGCTTAACGTATCCTCAAACGTGATCGCGGTTGGAAACATAGAGGGCGCCTCTGGCGTGTTCTCTGGGAACGTCTCTGGAACCAACGGGCAATTCTCGAATCAGGTTTCTGGAATAACGGGGTCTTTTACGGGCCTTGTGTCGGCCTCTTCCGTTACGGCAACCAACCGAATTACTGGGGACGACGGTGTTTTTAATTCTTTGAATATCAGCGGAAATTCTTCGTTTGGGACAATTTCTGGAACAACGCTCGATTTCTCATCTGGGACGATCACCCAGCTTTACGTTTCAACAATTACAGCGAATTCTCCTCTTTATTTCATAGGAGACCAAATACGCGCGCCGCCTGGATCCAATTCGGCTCCCATGTATTCTTTCTCTGGGGATAACGACACTGGGATATATAGTAGCGCTGTAAATACTTTAGGATTTGCAACGAATGGATCTTTAGCCTGGTACGTGAATCCTTCTGGGACTTTGTTTGCGAATGGAACATCGCGTTTAGCTATTGCTGGTGGAACCGCATCGGCTCCATCATTAACATTTGGCTCCGACACGAATACGGGTATTTATAGAGCTGGAGAAGACGCGTTACGGATATCCGCTGGCGGGAATGATATTGTCGGGCTTACAACTACCCTATTTTTCTCTAATCAGATTATTGGAATTAATCCAGAAGGAACAAATTCTGCTCCAGCACTTTATCTCGGAGCGGATATAGATACGGGGATATATCATCCCGCAAACAATTCCCTTGGCATAACAACAGCTGGAACATTGGCCTTGAATATACAAGGGGGGCAACAAGTTCAATTCACGGATGGCTCTGTGTCTGCTCCATCCATCTCATTTCTAAACGACATTGATACAGGGATTTATTTAATTGGATCGAATGATCTTGGCCTTGCGGTTAGCGGGACGCTGTTCATGGAATTGACAAACATTTCAGCAAACCCAAGCGTTTTGTTCACCAATGGCCTGGTAGGATCCCCGTCAATATCCTTTATTGGGGACACGAACACGGGTATTTATTGGGTCAATACTGACAACATGGGGTTTGTTGCTGGTGGCGTGGATGTTTTCAACATTGGGCCATCAAGACTTCAACTGGCCCTTCCTATATATGCGCCGAATGGAAGCACAGGCGCACCTTCTTATACATTTTCGTCTGACATAGACACTGGTATCTTCACAGGTGGTTCTGGACGAATAGACCTATCCTCAAATGGAACAAATACGGTGACATTTGAC